CAAAGGATGAGCGAGAGTCTGTGTGGAAGAAAGATGAGTATGTAGTTGACTCATTTGATTTCTCACGAAATAGTTTGAGTTGGCGAAGCTTGAGTCATGATAAGATTTGCGATCTGGTACAAAGAAACACTGCCACAATGAATATTGTTATGTCTGAGACCTGGCAGAAAACTACTCGTATAGTTTGTCTAAGAGGACATACATGGATTGCAAACAATCATGCCGTTCCAGAATTGCAAGATCCCCATAAATGCATTGTTTTTAAAGGCAATGTATCGGCTACACTCACCAGTGGTTGTAAATTCTACCTTGATGAAAGGGATCTTAAGAGGTATCCTGAAAGGGATATCTGTGTGTTTAAGATACGTCATTTACCGCCGTGCAGTGATATTGTCGAATTATTTCATTCCAAACGGTTGAATAACGGTAGGTATAATGCGACGTATGTTGGAACGAGCAAGTCGCTCGAGGCTGTTCGCAATAGAGTCGCCCATTTGTCTCTAAAATACAGTGCTATGCCAAATGGTGTCACTATCCCCCATTGGGTGGGATCACCTGAATTTCTTACAGAAAAAGGTGATTGTGGCACAGTTTTGGTGGCTATGACTGATTTTGGACCGACAATTCTTGGTATACATCAGAATTTGGACAAGAAGAATAAGCTTACTGGTGCTGTATCATCAGATATACAATTTATCTCCTCTATTGTTGAGGATGAAATCTCAGATGGTTATTGTATGGTTAATGAATATACAGACTGTACGAAGCAAGTAGGTGATGTACATATCAAGGCAACTCCACGTTTCGTGAGAGGTTCAGGTAAGGTTTACGGTTCGCTTGAGGGTCAGCGCTTTGTGCCTAGATCACAGGTCCAACACACACTATTGCATGATAAGATGCGTGAATTGGGATATGAGTGTGAACATTACCCACCAGTCATGATTGGGTGGGAACCTTGGCACCTCAATATCAAGAAGCAGGTTGAAGCAGATGCTTATGTATCTGAATCAGATCTTATTGTGATAGGTAAGCAGCTTACGAGTGAGTGGTTATCTATGGTGTCTGATGAAGATAAGGCTGAGATTAGTGTCTATGATATAGGCACAGCGTTGAATGGTATACCTGGTTTGCGATTCATTGACAGTATCAACAGGAAATCGTCAGCTGGTTTTCCCTGGTGTCACACGAAGAAAAGTTTGTTGACATATCTTGAAAGTGATGAAGTGTGGCAAGACCCAGTTGATATTGATGAGAGTGTCAAAAGGAGAATTGAAGATCGTTTGACCTCATATCTAGATGGAAGAAGATCACATCCAATTTTTCAAGCATCCCTCAAAGATGAAGCATTACCCCTGAAAAAGGTAAAAGCAAAGAAGACACGCGTATTCATGGGTGCGCCCGTGGATTTTACACTTCTTATGAGGATGTATACGTTGAGTTTTGTACGTGTTGCTCAGCGTAACAAGTTTGTCTTTGAATCGGCACCCGGTGTAGAAGCCCAGTGTATCGAGTGGGAACACT